AGCTGTTGCTAGACTTGAACAAGCAAAGCTACGAGAAGAAGCGGCTAAGGAAGCTGAACGCATTGCTAATCTAGCACCAAAGGATCGTGCTACTGCTAAAGGCGAAGCGTTTATTGCAGTTATGGATACTAAAGTAAATGCAGATAATCCGCGTAACGGGTTTTTTGAACTTGATTGGAATCAATTCTTTATACAAGATTTGATCAAAGCTGGATACGGTTTTGAAAGCGACCCAGAAGAAGAAATTGTTGATCGCTGGTTTAGAGATATTGTACGTAATATGCTAGGCGATGAAGGGTTAGATACTTCACGGGCCGCTGGATTTATTAATGTCAGTAAAATTGGCAACAACAGAGCAGAAGCATCATAATGAAAATAGTTACATCAAACGAGTACATTGATCAATATGACTTCAGTTCTTTAATTACTGAAGAAGACAATACCCAATTAATGTTCATTACTAAGGACATTATTGATGCTGGTCACTATTTTGAAAATAGTCCAAAGTTTCAAACTAAAGAAAACTTGTTTGCAAGACCCGAACCTGTCTTTTTAAAAATGCGCCAAAGTTTTATCTACTCATGTTTTATGTTTTTAGGACGGGAAGTTCGAATTAAGAATATTATGAGTTGGGCATTTATGACTAGTTCAAGAGATTGCGAAGATCGAAACAATATGTGGCACAATCACCATGTTAGCGATAATGATGGTACTACAGACACTATCAGTGGAATTTGGTATGTGCATATTCCACCAGTTAGTGAGCCCGATTTATCAGGTACTGAATTTGGTTTTGATCACCCGACATTTAACGACACTATCTTTTTAAAGCCGAATAACTTGACTTGGAACGTATATCCTAGTAAACTGTGGCATAGGCCCGGTATTACTGACAGCATTGAATACCGGTTTGTATTTGCGGCAGATATGGAATATTATAAATGACATACATTTTGGTTGATACAGCCAACACATTTTTCCGTGCTAGACACGTTGTACAAGGTTCTAGTGACATTAAACTTGGCATGGCTTTCCATATCACTTTTAACAGCATTAAGAAAGCATGGCAAGACTTTGGCGGCACTCACGTAGTATTCTGTCTCGAAGGTCGTAGCTGGCGTAAAGATTTTTACAAGCCGTACAAGGCTAATCGTAAAGAAACACGTGATGCTATGACTGTCAAAGAACAAGAAGAAGACAAATTGTTCTGGGAAGCGTTTGACGAGTTTAAAAAATTTATTGAAGAAAAAACTAATGCTACTGTAATGCAACATCCTAACTTAGAAGCAGATGATTTAATTGCAGGTTGGGTGCAAGCACATCCGCATAGCAAACATGTTATTATTTCGACAGATGGCGACTTTGCACAGCTAATAGGTCCTAACGTTAGTCAATATAATGGTGTAGGCGATATTCATATTACACACGAGGGGTACTTTGATGCAAAAGGTAAACCGATTAAAGATAAAAAGACAGGGGAGCCTAAGTCTGCACCCAACCCAGAATGGTTACTATTTGAAAAGTGTATGCGAGGCGACACATCAGATAATGTCTTTTCAGCTTACCCAGGTGTTCGAACTAAGGGGTCAAAGAATAAAGTTGGTCTCACAGAAGCGTTTGAAGATCGTAACGCTAAAGGATATTCTTGGAACAATCTCATGTTGCAACGTTGGGTAGACCATAATGGTGAAGAACATCGTGTACTAGATGATTACACTCGCAATGTTAAATTATGTGATTTAACAGCACAACCTCCCGAAATTAAACAATACATCCGTGAAACTATTGATGCAAACGCAGTACCTAAGACTGTAGATCAGGTTGGTATCCGTATGCTTAAATTCTGTAATACTTGGGATATGAAGAAAATCTCAGACAACATTCAAACTTATGCAGAACCGTTCCAAGCAAAATATCTTGAAAAGGATGTTACTTGGCGTAAATTAACCGAAGAGGTATAACATGGCAACATCTGAAGAAAAAGCAAAACTGGTTGAAATTTTAGCGTTCACTCCTCGCACATACAAAATTAGTATGTGGGGTTACGGTGGCGAGAAAGTTATGGGCACAGTAGATCGTAAGATTTACGATTACTTTAAACATCGTAGAATTGACTTAATGGACTTTGCTTGGCAAAGTGATTATGCCGAAGAAAATAATATTCCAGAAGACATGTGGCCGTTTCCTCCAGGCAGTTGGTATGAGTGTGATAACATGGGTCATGCAGGGGGTGTTAGTCGCAACGCAGGCACACTACAAATTGAAGACGAGAATGGCGAAATAGTGTTTGAGAGATCACTCGAAGACCTGTGTGGATTAGAAGGTGAGCCAGAATGGACTTGCAACGATGAAGTATGGATTGGAAGCCAACCTGACGGTACTGTAGTGTTCCTTGGAAATAGTAATGAGAAGGGAACTTTCTTCGAAGCTGACCTCGACCTTAAAATGCCGTTTGATATTACTAAACTAACATTAGGTTACGATGAGATCGACGGTGAAGAAATTGTTAACTATGTAGAGTACGATGGTGAACAGATTGACAACTGGGGCGGTAGCACAGATGGTAAGAGTTCAGACTTTGGATTTTACATTGCAGGCTCAAATAAAAACGATAACAAGTGGGAAAAGTATTCAAACATGGATGACATTGAATATGAAATGACCGAATGGTTCCCTAAAAAGATCAACCCTGTACGCAACGGTATCTATATGGTTAAGACTGCGGGCAAGAACAGTTACACATATCAAGCCAAATGGGCTGGCACACGTTGGATTAATAGCTGGCACGATGATGTACCAGACTCTGAAGAAATTAAAATTAAAGAATGGCAGGGTCTTGCACAAGATCCGGATGCTGATACAACTATGGAAGCACACTTAGATTCAGTTGCAGATGCACTTACGGTTGCGTTTAATGAAGAAAACTTTGATGAAAGTGTTGCAGAATTAGAAAAGATGGTAGCAGAGCTTGGCGAAGAAATTAACGGAAAATCATAATGGACAAGTGTACTGCTTGCGGTAAAGAATATACACAGGATTGTAACTGGAGGCAAGGTCGTTGCCCACATCATCCCCCTATGTTTAGCAATTATCAAATGCGGTTTTATAACCTGTTGAATTTTTTTAAGAATTTATTTCAGAAAAAAGAGAGATAAATATATGCGTACATTAATAGAGCGCCTGCGGGGCTCTTATAAAGGGGACTAAAATGACAGAGATACATGCAAAGCCCATCGTCGATGGCAAATTTTGGATTGTGGAGCAAGACGGCAATAAAATTGCCACGCTCCACAAAAAAGAAAACAACAAATTTATTTTAAGTAGCACCCAGGGCGAGATTATGTTTAATAAAAAACAAGATCTCACAAAGCAATTTGGAGCAAATTTTTTCTTAACTAGCACTAAGGTTAAAATTACAGAAGCCGAGCCAAATGAATGTCACGGTTATCCTACTAGTTGCAAACCTTACAACGCAATGTACAATGTACAAAAGAAATTACCGCTGTTTACAAAAAGTAATGCAAGTAAAAGTTTGTATTGTGCAGGGTATTATGTAATTAAATTTGATAAAGGATGGGTTAAATCATTCTGTCCTAAAGCAATTACTATTGAACGTTATCCATTTAAAGGTCCGTTTAAAAGTGAACTTGAAATGAAAACGGTATTAGCCAATGCAAAATCAGATTAACCTAACTCCTGTAACACAATTTGTTCAACAGGTGCGTAGTGCGGAACTTAGTCAAGCAAAAGAAGTTAAAATGTCTCTTGCACAAGCTAGGATGCTTAACATGGCATTAACTGAGTTGCTAGATAAGGTAAACCAGGACTTCGAAACAATGTTTAATCAACTTAAACAATCAGTAGATACTGAAGTAGTTAGTGTTAGTATGGATGGCGGTGGCTTTGAAGAAAACAAGTCTTAACAGTCCATATGTCATTGGCGAGTTCAAAGAACATCTAGCACTTAAAGATCAAATTCTTAATGAAATTAACAATCAAAAAGAATTTGATCGATTAGTAGAAACTGAAGATGCTGTCGATATTACAAGGTGTGACTGGAATACAAGTCGATGGGACTATAATCGGCCGTGGCTTCAAGTCGTTAGGCCGGCATTGTTTACTCATCTCCAAGAAGTAACTACATTGTTAGGATACGCTGAATTTAAAATTAGAGAAATTTGGTTTCAGCAATATGAACACAACTCGTTACACGGGTGGCATGTTCATGGCAGTAATTGGACAAATGTTTATTTCTTAGAACTTCCGGCAGATTGTCCTAGAACTCAATTTATCAATCCGTATGATCAAACTACAATTGGAGAGTTTGATATTAAAGAAGGTGATATCTTAACGTTCCCAAGCTATGTGATACATCGAGCACCTATTAATAGTAGTACAAGTCGTAAAACTATTATATCGTGGAATATGGACACTGAATTAAAGCCTGGTCTATACACAGAATAAAAGATAAATATATGCGTACATAATGGAGGACTCAGTAATGAGTAGACCTAAACCGCGCATACTATTAGAGCACGTAAACAAAAAAACTTATAAAGCAGAACAGATCCTCGAAGCAGAGGCAATTTGGGCTGTCTTTTATAAAAATGAGCCTTTCAATCTTAAGAGCTTTAATAGCCTCACATCTTATCCTGGCCCAAAATACAAAAAGGTTTCTTTTAGTAATCCTGGTCACGCACACAACTTAGCTAAGAAATTAAATTTAACATTTGGTACAGAAGACTTTCAAGTAGTTAAGTTAACTTCTGGTACTATTGTTAAATGATCGACAGAGATACATTAACCAAAATTTTCCTACAGCAGTGGGGCAAGAGTACAGACGAGACCAACGTAACAATGTACTCAAGAACTTGGTGGCAATCCAACCGTGTTAATAAACAAACAGCATTTCGATTAAGCGATGCTGGATTTGATTTTCTAACAAAAGAATTGGAATTGGCTAGTTATGAAATTCCGTTTACTGAGCCAATTGAGCTTAGTCCACAAACTATCATCTTTTTGGAAAGGTATATAGATTGCCCATACTATCTTACCATAGAAAGCATTACTGTATTTTCAGAAAAAAAGTCGTTTGAGTTATTTTTGTTTTCAGACGACATTCGAAAATTTGGACTCATTAAAGCAATGAATGAGCGACAAAAAGAGCTAGATAGCCAAAATAATCGTTGACACTTCTAGCACTTCCACGTATAATACTTACATCAACAGCGTTTTTCAACAAAACTTTTTTAAGATAGGAATTATATGAGCGAGATTATCAGTCGCACAGTGGGCCCAAAAGGTGCTAAAAAGTCACTGCGTAAAGCATTTAAAAATCAGCGTCCAATCTTTGTATGGGGTCCTCCCGGCATTGGTAAGTCGGATATTATCAAACAATTGGGCACTGAGCTCGAAGCTCATGTAATTGACGTCCGATTGTCATTGTGGGAGCCTACAGACATTAAAGGTATTCCATACTTTGATTCCAACGATGGCACTATGCGTTGGGCACCTCCTTCAGAATTGCCTAGCAAAGAATTTGCTAAGAATCATAAACAAATTATCCTATTCTTGGATGAAATGAACTCTGCGGCACCTAGTGTACAAGCCGCCGCTTATCAACTTATTTTGAATCGACGTGTTGGTACTTACTATTTGCCAGAAAACGTTGTAATCGTTGCCGCAGGTAACCGTGAAACTGACAAGGGTGTTACTTATCGTATGCCTGCTCCGTTGGCTAATCGTTTTGTTCACTTAGAAATGACAGTGGATTGGGATGACTACTTTGAGTGGGCTACTGAAAACAAAGTCCATAAAGACGTTGTAGGCTTTTTGACTTTCTCTAAGAAAGACTTGTATGACTTCGATCCAAAGTCTAGCTCACGTGCATTTGCTACACCACGCTCTTGGGCATTTGTAAGCGAATTGCTTCATGATGACGACTGTGATGTTGAAACATTAGCAGACTTAGTATCGGGTTCAGTTGGTGAAGGCCTTGCTGTTAAGTTTATGGCACACCGTAAGATTTCTAGCAAAATGCCAGATCCACGTGATATTTTGAATGGCAAAGTTAAAACAATGAACTCAAAAGAGATTTCAGCTATGTATTCTTTAACTGTGTCATTGTGCTATGAGCTAAAAGATGCTTGCGACAAGAAAGACAAAGATTGGAACTCAAAAGTTAACTGCTTCTTTGAATTCATGATGAAGAACTTCGAAACTGAGTTGGTTATTATGGGTACTAAGATTGCATTGTCAACTTATAAGTTGCCATTGGATCCAGATGAGATTGCATGTTTTGATGAGTTTCATACTAAATTTGGTAAGTACATTGCCCAAGCCACTGAGAAGTAATTTGGCATAGCATCAATTGACAGGGACTACGGTCCCTGTTATAATATATACATACAGTTAAGGAGCATTCATGGCACATTTAGATCCAATTATCGATAAAATTATTGTAGCACGAGTTGGTCTGCTACTGCGTCATCCATTCTTTGGTAATATGGCTACACGCCTACAAATTAAAGATGGCAGTGAGTGGTGTGCTACTGCCGCAACAGACGGTCGTACTGTTTTCTTTAACCGTGATTTTTTTACGCCACTTAGTGTTAAACAAATTGAGTTTGTTCTTGCACATGAAATCCTCCATAATGTTTTTGATCACTTGGGTCGTACTGAAGGCCGTGATCGTAAGATTTTCAACATTGCCGCTGACTATTGCGTTAACGGGCAATTAGTACGCGACCGCATTGGAGAACAACCTCCAGAAATTAAAATTTTCCACGATCCTAAATACTACGGCTGGGCGGCCGAAGCCGTCTATGACGACATTAAAGATAAAATGGATGACGAGCAATTAGAAGCATTAGGACAGTTGCTTGATGATCACGTCGATTGGGGTAACCAAGATGGCAATGGTAGTGGCAACAAACCTAAATATTCTAAAGAAGAACTAAAACAAATTCGCGATGAAATCCGCGAAGCTACTATTGCGGCGGCTCAGGCAGCGGGTGCGGGTAATACGCCTGCAGGCATTCAACGCATGATTAAAGAGCTGACTGAGCCTAAGATGAATTGGCGTGATATTTTGCGTCAACAAATCCAAAGCACTATCAAGAATGACTATTCATTTATGCGTCCTAACCGTAAGGGATGGCACATGAATGCAGTACTGCCAGGTCAACAATTCCAAGAAACAATTGATATCTGTGTAGCAATCGACATGTCTGGTTCAATCGGTGATGAGCAAGCTAAAGATTTTATGGCTGAAATCAAAGGTATCATGCAAGAATATCAAGACTTTAAAATTAAAGTTTGGTGCTTTGATACACGAGTTTACAACGAGCAAGACTTTGATGGTTACTCAATGGATGATTTTGATAACTATGAAGTCATGGGTGGTGGCGGTACAGACTTTGATGCCAACTGGGAATACATGAAAGAAAATGATATTAACCCTAAAAAGTTTATCATGTTCACAGACGGTTATCCCTGGGGTAGCTGGGGCGATGAAAATTACTGTGACACAGTATTCATTATCCATGGCAATGATAAAATTGTTCCGCCATTTGGCGAGTACGCATACTACGAGTTTGCAAAGGCTACAGCATAAATGGCGTTAAAGAACGGCAAACCAAATCCTCTAAATTATTTTGATCTACGGAGGGTAGAGTTTGCCGCTCCGCATTTTAAATATACAACTATAGAAAAATATAATACACCGTTACTTCGCAATTTAGACGAGTGGATTAAAAACAATTTAAATAATAGATATTATATTGGGCAAAGTATTGCGCTCGATCATAATAATACAATTATATACACTACGCTTATAGGGTTTGAATCTGAAAAGGAACTTAGTTTCTTCACGATTGCCTGCCCACATTTAAACTTGAGATAATTAAGTTAGTATATTATCAAAGGAGATACCATGACTGATACTACAGAAAATACACAACCAGAAGCCCAAGAACCTCAAGAAGGTGCGGCAGAGTTAAACTTAAACGATCTAGCCGCAATGAAGCAAATCATCGATATTGCTAGTTCACGTGGAACATTTAAGGCAAATGAAATGGCTGCCGTAGGTACATTATATAACAAATTATCAACATTTTTAGATACTGTTGCTAAACAAGCAGAAGCACAAAAAGCGGCACAGCCAGGAGCATAATTATGCAATCACTTAAACACGTAGGTAGAATTAAAGCTACAGGTAAAAAAGTACTAGTTGCTTTTAGAACTCTACCAGGTGACGCTTATAGCGCACTAGTTGTTCCGACAGAGAATTTGCCAGATGACATGCACAACGCTATTATCAATTGTGTAGAAAGTCCGGCGGCACAGGAAGCATATGAATTTGCCGATGCATTGGATCGTACACAATTTCCAGATGGCTCAAGAATGTTACCAGCATTACACGCAACTGGTCGATTAGTTAAAGTTTCAACTGACGCAATTGAAATGACTCCTACTATCGGTGTGTCAATTCAGTTATCTGAACTTAACCAAATCATTGCAGAACAACGTGGTGTAGCAGTAGACGGATTAGCTGTTCCGATGAGCAGTATGGATAAAGCTAAAGCTAATACTACTGTCACAGAAGTTGCACGTTCTGAAGAAGTTAAGGCACCATTAAGTGAAGAGGCAGCACCAGTTGTTGCTCCTGAAGGCACGCCAGAAGATCAAGCAAAATTTTATCGCTCACAAGCAGATAAATTAGCTAAAGAAGCAGCCGCTATGCGCCGCAAGGCCGAGGAGTTGGTTCCGACCAAAAAAACTAAGTGATGACTAAGGGAAGACCTCTTCCCAAAGAAGTCATACAGCATTGGCCAGAAGTGTTCGGGGAGGTAGAACTTAATGTACTACCGATCGGGTATCTCCATGCGGTGCTGGTCAATTTTAAAGATGGCAAGACTTGGGAAATAAAAATAACAACAGAAACCAAGCGTAAGGGATGGGAGCAGTTCCAAGAAACGCTCTCTGAACTTTGCAAGTCCTATGAGGCTAAAATAGACAATGTTGATTTTAAACTTGATACTAAAAGAGTTAAAAAAGACATTGAAAGATCAACCCAGCAATTTTTAAAGAAAAAGAAATTATAAATGAATGTTCGATTACTCAGTTACAGTCAGCCCACACAAGAATTTGCAGATCTTGGCATTGCAGATGCACAGGAACTCATTGCGTATTGCGCCCGTGTTAGCAATCCTTCCAATCAACTTAACACAGAGACATCCGAAAAACTTATCCGATACTTGGTCAAACACCAGCACTGGTCTCCGCTCGAAATGGTCAGTGCCTGTATCGAAATTACAACAACAAGAGATATTGCAAGACAGATCTTGCGACATAGATCCTTTAGCTTTCAAGAATTTAGTCAGCGATATGCGGACCCTACTAAAGACCTTAATTTTGTCACAAGAGAAGCAAGATTGCAAGACGACAAAAATAGACAGAACAGCATCGAAGTCGATGATCAACTGTTACAAAATGAATGGTATAGAGCTCAACAACGAGTCATTTATGCCGCTAAACGAGAGTATGAATGGGCTATTGCTAACGGCATAGCTAAAGAACAAGCTCGTGCTGTATTACCAGAAGGACTTATCGAAAGTCGTCTATATATGAATGGTACATTACGTAGTTGGATTCATTTCATTGAATTACGTAGTGCTAATGGTACACAGAAAGAACATCAAGAAGTTGCTATTGCTTGTGCAAAAGTTATTTCTGAAATCTTTCCAATGGCTGATGAGCTTGTTCAGAATTAAACTTATCTAGCAACCAGGTATAATCATTTATCTTACTCAATGCCGCTTGATCAGCGGCATTTCTTTCACCGTATGTTTTGCCGGCGAGTGCGCCTGCAATGGCATAGATGCCCCAAGGTTGTTCATCACCTGTAGTACACCAAGTTATTAATCTTTCAAATGTTTCTGAACTATCTTGACGATCAATAGTAT